TCGCCGCCTTGGCATTTTCAATACGTCTGCGTTTTCTTTCTTCAATGGACTTATCGAGCTTTGCATAGCATCGCGACAGGTCGATATGCGCTGCCTGATCAATCAAACGCTTATCTGCCATCATCATCACCCAATCCCCTCAAAGCAATCTCGAACCCGTTCAATCCTTCCGGCCCACCTGCCGGGAAATAAGCCCATTCGGCATTTCCCGTGTCAGGCAACCAAGGCCACCCGCGCTCAAGGTGAAAAGCCTGCCAAGCCGTCCATTCATCGCTACCGATGCGAACCTGCACGAGAAGATCCTTGATTGCCTGCAAGCGAACAGGGACAAGCGCACCGCGACGGTTCGCAGCACGTTCGAATAATTCATTCACAGCCGGGAAACCTTGCCGTGCCTGCTTTTCGCGAAGAAGGGCCTCAGCCGTAAAGCGTCCGCTATCTGCGAGGTCCCGCTCAAATGCATTCAGTGAGACAGCCTGCGTTGGGCCATTCAGCAAAAGCTCATAGACGCGTGCGCCCCAAATCTTGCCTAGTTGCGGCGCTGGCACCGAACCCGTTTGTTCGACCGGCGCTTTCGCTGGCAGCTTTTCCCAACGCTTTTCTCGAAGATAGACCGCATAGGAGCAAACAACCTTGCGTCCAATGGCCTTTGCGGCCTCGACGTAACGAGCCGCACTATCCGAAGCAGCTAAGCGATCTTCCGGCGAGAGCGTATTCCAGACCCGGAACGCGTCAGGCTCGCTATCCGTGACCGCAGTCGGCCAAGCGTGGAAAGCCTTTTTGAATGCACGCTCAATGGCCTTCCGGTTTTCCCTGCTTTCCTGCTCGCTCTCGCGCTCTCTCTCAGATGATGGTTTATCTGATGGTTCTATGACGGTTCGGGTGACACCATGACACCCGTCGGCGTCGTCAATGTCACCCGTCTCAGCCGCCGTTGTCACGGGTGACACCGTGTCACCGGTGACACCATGACACCCGTCGGCAGCAATATCAGTGTCCGGCAGACCGTGAAGCACGTTCATGTTGAAGTTATATCGGGTCGTTTCACCCGGACGCCCGCTTGCTGTCGAGACAACAATAAGCAGGTTTTCATCAACAAAATCGCGCAAAAGACGCTGCACTGTGCGTTCCGACATATCGGTTTCACGCGCCAATTTGCCTACAGACGGCCAAATGCCGCGCCCGTTATCGTCCGCAAAGTCAGCCAGACGAACCGCAAGCATCTTCCGGCTTGATGAGCCTAACTGTTTTTTGAATATCCGTGACATGACGGCAATACTCATTGTCCCACCCTTAGCCATGCTTCGAAAGCAGCACGCAGATCCCGCCATCGTTCAGCCGCAGCACTGTTTTCGTTCAGTTCTTTTCTGGATTGTATTTTCAGGACCGTGCGCAGCTTTTCCGCCGCCCGCTCCTTCGTCAAAGGCCACTCAAGGCCGTGCCGTTGCTCAAGAAAAGTCTTGAACGCGGCGTCGTCACACTTCATTGCAGCCTCAGCTGCATAATTTTGCGGCTTGCGCTGTCCGCCTTGTTTCGGCCCGCCCTGTCGCATCGCAACAATTGCCCGATCAACCAGTTCGAGCATAAAAGTCACCATGCGTGGTCCACTTACGACGAAATCAATCTCGTCAAATGTTGCGCCGGGATGGAATGTGGCGACCTTATTAAGTTCGCCATGTCGCGTCTTAGCCTCAACGAATGAAACATCGCCCTCGCAGCAAAGCTGCCAGTCAGCACCTTCCAGCGCCGCAAGTTTAGCGCGTATGCGGCGCAAATCAGCAGCGTCAGCACTCATGACGGCACCTGTTCAGAAAGCAGGAGCAATCGCCCTTCGGCATGCTTCAATGCAGCGCCGCGAACGTTTCCGCGAAAGCGCGTCTGATGCATCGCAGCGTAAAAGCAAACGAGGTACTCGCTACCAGCATCGAACTTATGTCGAATACAAGCGCTTTCCAGAACCTGCCGATACTTCAACATGATTGAAATCGGACACGTCAGCAGCACAACGGCGCGCTCTGCGTCGGTCCCGGCATCGTTCATTACGCGAAGAATAGGGAGCATCGTGTCGGTCATGGCACAACCCGCCCATTCGCCTCATGCCCCCATACATCCCAACCCTTTCGCGGGCCGCGAGCGTTAAGCTCAAGCTTCGCAACATCGGGATAAAATTTCTCAATCTGTTCCGCGAAATAAGCAGGCTTTGCAGAGTGCCTTCCCTTTTTCTCGCGATGAACTGTCGGGGGCAACATTTCCGGCAGCGGGCACGCAATGTCGCCCCGGCGACCAATCAACAACAATTCGTGCTGATCGCGCCCCCAGTAACCATTGCCTATATCAACTTTGTCCCAAATCCAGTGATGAACGTATTTGAAGCCGCATGCTTCCATGACACGCAAGGCATCAGGAAGCATCGGATTAGTAGCCCATAGAAACAATACAGCAGGATTTTTGCCGCCTATCAGCTCGACCATTTCCGTTACAATGTCGTCCGTGGTCATGGTCGGATAATGATTTTCGGCGCTCTTTTCGCCGCCCGTCAACTCAGAGTGAACCCGGAATTTCCATGCCGGGTCTGCATAATAAACCGAATAGATACGATCCAATTTGGCTGGCGCAGTTGCTTTTCCCAAATCCGCGATCATCGCCATATTTGTCAGGCGTACAGCATGCTTGACCTTCTGTTGGTGCGTGCGGATTTCCTTGCTTTCGCCCCGAATGCGCTTTTCGTCAGCAAGCGCACCTTCAATGTAGGCGATCTGCGCCAGATCGTTCGGCAGCTTTTTAAGCCGATCCAGTGTCACACCATTATCGAGACGCGTCCCCCGCAGCATGCGAAGTGCCGCGTCGCAAATCTTCTCGCCGCGTTCGGCGTCGCGCTGGATAGACCGCTCGGTTTTGCCTGTCAGTTCCGCCGTTGCAGCGACAAAGCTGCGGCGCTCCTGACGTTCGATCAAGTCGCCAAGTTGGCGGCTTGATTTCCGGTCGCCACCATGTTGCGTTTCCGGATACTTGATCAGGTAAAGCTCTTTGCGCCGGAACGTAAACACGGCGCGATCCGCAGCCGACAATTCCGAACGTGCCAGATTTTCATCAATTTCCCACAACTCTGAATCAAGCTTGCTTTCGTCACGAATAAAGCCGGGAACTTCCAGCCAGCCCAACTGCCGGGCGGCTTCCAGACGGTGGGCACCCGCTGATAGTGCAAATGGCAAAACGCCCTCACCGACGCGAACCGTGATCGGCGTGCGCATACCCAGTTCGGCAAAGGATTGCTTGAGTGCTTCAACCTTGGATGCATCGACCTCGCGCAAACGGTCGCGCACATCGATATCGGTAATCTTGATATGGACAGGTGCATCCATGTCAGCGCCTTTCCGCCAAATAAATGGCTATAAAAAAAGGAGAAGCCGCTGTCAGATTAATGAGGACAGCGACGATGACGGGGATAATGAAGTCGTGCTTAAGCAGGCGCTTGATCATTGCCGCACCGCCTTGAGAGGTTCCAACCCTTCAAGCTTGCGCAACTCGTCAACCAGTTTCCGCACCCGGCGGCGAGGAATGGGACGCCATCGACCGCCGTTTTGCGAGTAATGACAGCGCCAGCCCTGCATGCGTAGCCGGATACCAAAGCGATGCAGATAGCAGTTGAAGTATTCAAAGCTTCCGCTTGCTTCAGGTTCGAATTGCCGGGGAGCGCCATTGTCAGCGATCCATTGATCAACAAGGGTTGAGACAGAAGCCATCATTAAGCCCCCACCTTGCGCAGCAGGTCTTGAAGCGCCCGCATTGCTTCGCGCGCTTCCTTGGCGATGATCTTGCGTTCGCCAGCATCGAGGCGACCATCTGCCAGAGCCGCAAGAACAGCCTGCGAAACGTCCATCGTTTCAGACATGACGCGGTGCGCATCCATTGCCGTCAGCGGCGCGTGATCACCGTCAATCACAGCATTGGCAGCAACCAGTTCATAACCAAGCAGTTCCGCAGCTTGTTTAATGATCGTCGGGGATTTCGCTTTGCGATC